ACTAAACTTAACAACTGAATCTACATTTGTATTTAAGGTTAAGAGATATGCGGATTTATTGATGGACTGCTATATTTCTGTAGCTTTACCGACAATTTGGAGCCCAATTTATCCTCCTCAAGATGTTCCTCAACAAGATGGCTCAACTGTGTATACCGATTGGGCGCCATATGAATTCAAATGGATAGACAATATTGGTGCTCAGATGATTGACCGAATTACGATTACTTGCGGCAATCAAAAATTACAAGAATATTCAGGTCGCTACATATTAGCATCTGTTCAAAGAGATTATAGTGGTCAAAAAATCGACTTATTTAATGAGATGATCGGTAATATTCCTGAATTAAATGACCCTGGAAATGCGGGCACTCACGTGAATTCATACCCAAATGCGTTTTATGCCAGTTTACCTGGTGGGTCACCGAATCCGGCTGGTGCTCAACCATCTATTATGGGACAAGTATTGTATATTCCGCTCGGTGCTTGGTTTAACCTTAAAACACAAAATGCGTTTCCTTTGGTATCTTTACAATACAATGAATTACAAATAAGTGTCACATTTAAACCAATTAATCAGCTTTTCAGGATTCGTGATGTAATGGATTACAATAATAATTTTCCATATGTTGCGCCCAATTTTAATCAATATTATATGCAGTTTTATCGATTTTTACAGACGCCGCCAGATGAAATACTTGGGCCTCTCTCTTATGTTGATACACGAACAAATTGGAATGCGGATATTAATTTAAACTGTACATATTGTTTTCTCTCTAACGACGAATCTACACTCTTTGCTAAAAACGAGCAGAAATATTTAATTAAGCAAGTCCACGAGAAACCTTATTATAATATCACTGGTCAAAATAAGGTGCAGATAGATTCTATTGGTATGGTAATTAGTTGGATGTTTTATTTTCAAAGAAGTGATGTTAATTTGAGGAATGAATGGTCTAATTACACAAATTGGCCATATAATTATATGCCGGTTGATATTACTCCTGCTCCTACTGGTGGTAACTATCCAAATCCAGACCCTTTACCTCCAGCTCCACCATTTATTGGTCCAGGAACAAACCCGGATGGCAATTTATCGGGATTGGCAATAACAGGTGTTTATAATCCGCAAAATCTGAAGCAAATTTTGACGACATTGGGTATTTTATTGGACGGGCAATACAGAGAAAATATGTTGCCTGCTGGAGTTTATAATTATGTTGAAAAATACACGAGGACAGATGGTTTTGCTCCAGATGGTCTATATTGTTATAATTTTTGTTTAGATACGTCGCCTTATTTGCTACAGCCATCTGGTGCTATGAATATGAGCAGATTCACAAACGTTGAATTTGAGTTTTCAACAATTAGTCCACCGACAGATCCTTATGCTCAGGTTTTGACAATTTGTAATCCAGATACAGGTGAAATAATTGGTGTAAATAAGCCAACTTGGCGAATTTATGAATACAATTATGATTTGTATGTGATGGAAGAGAGAGTCAATATGGTTGTCTTTGTTGGTGGCAACGCGGGTCTTATGTATGCTACTTAAATTTTCAAAATATGATTTTAATATAATAAATTATATTTTATACTTAAAGAAAAAAAGACCCATTCACTACATTATGTAAGGGATTGTTGGAAAAATATTGGGAAAAACGTTCACTTTGAGTGAAGACAAATCACATATTTTTTGAAAATCCAAGATTATTTTGGAAAAGTCGATTTTGGACATTTATAAATGTCCATTTTTGAAAAATGAAAATACTTTTGGGAAAAAAAAATTGTTAAAAAATGAAGAAAAAGCTGAGACCATAAAAAAATTTAGCGTCTCACCCTCGAAAAAAGTTTTTCAAATATGTTACGATAATTTTTTTTAACGAAATTATAAAAATATTATTTTAATAAAAAAATATTTAGGCATTTTTTCTGTAAGTATAATACATACTGACAATGACTGACATTTTAGCTCCAAAAAATGCCAAAAATTTCCACTGTGAAAATTGTAACTTCATATGCTCTAAAAAATCTAATTATGACAAACATTTAATGACATCTAAACACAAAAATACTGACAAAATACTGACAAATACTGACGCAGAAAATGCCGAAAATGCCTCCGTAACAAATGAGTTTAATTGTGAGTGTGGTAATACCTACAAACACCGTCAGAGTTTGTTCAATCATAAAAAAAAATGCCACACCTTAAATATTAATAATGATTTAAATAATATTGATATAACGGATTCAAATATACTGGTTCAATTGATAAAACAAAATGACGAATTTAAAAATTTATTAATAGAACAAAGTAAAGCAATGATAGAACAAGGTAAAACCATTATGGAGCTATCCAAAAATAGTTCAAATACTAATATTTTACATAGCAATATTAATTCCCATAATAAAACATTCAACTTACAATTCTTTTTAAATGAGACTTGCAAAGATGCAATGAATATAATGGATTTTGTCGATTCAATAAAGTTACAGTTATGTGATTTGGAAAATGTTGGAAAGTTGGGATTTGTAGAAGGTATTTCAAAAATAATTGTTAGTAACCTAAATTCTCTCGATGAAACAAAGCGTCCAGTTCATTGTACTGATTCAAAGAGAGAAATAATGTATGTAAAAGATGAAGATAAATGGGAAAAGGAAAACGAAACGAAACAAAAAATGAGAAAAGTAATTAAACACGTTACGCATAAGAATTCAAAATTATTAAAGGAATTTAAAACAAAGTATCCTGGTTGTGAAAAAAGTGAATCCAGATTCTCAACAGCATATGATAAGCTTATTATTGAAGCAATGGGAGGTAAAGGAGATAATGATTTGGAAAAAGAAGACAAAATCATTAAAAATATAGCAAAAAATGTGATAATTGATAAACATAATGGTGTTTAATTTAGTTTAATTTAGCTTTTCAGTTTAGCGTAGCATTTGAAGCCAACGGTCCATTTTCAAGAAAGTCTCCTGTAACGGTATAACGTGGCGGATATGAAGGCATAAATTTTATATCGTTCGGAGGCTTATATCTTTTATCAAATAATTTTTGCTCAGAGTCAAATTCATCGCGCCAAGTGTTTATACCGAATGTAGGTGAAGGTGTTTTTGAAAAATCCTTACCTGAAAATTTTAGCGCTTTTGTGCCGATATCGCTTGTCAAAGGAGAATATTGAGGTGTGACACCAACTGTAAGCTTGCCAGCGTCATTGTTACCAGGAACATTTTTAGTTCTGCCTTGGTTTTTGATGCCCTTTATTTTAGGTTGGCAACCTGGACAATCGATGTCCGCGGTACATTGTTGACCTGTAATAGAGCACCTGGCTTGAGGACCGCACATATTTTTACAACTATAAGTGGTGGTTAAGGGCAAATCTACAGTGTGACTTGTAGAATTGTTTAAACTCGAATTGTTTGATTGCTGAAAACTTTCTACAATATATTTATTTATTGAAAGGTAATCAATCCAATAAAATGTTAAAACAATTAATAAAAAACTTGTAACTGCTAAAAATAATATATAATATGTATCTTTTGTTAATGTCATATATATTATTAATTTATATTTTTATTTTTAACCTTTGCAATTTAAAACTATCATTAGAGAGAAAATAAAGCATCCTATTTAGAAAAATAAATACTCAATCATAATTTATATTTGATATACAGAGAATTAATTTTATAAATAAATTTTATATCTTTTTAATATAAGTAAAATGTCAGATTCAAATGATACTTCAACTATTGATGAAATGAATGCAGAAAATAATGGAACCAGTACAACAAATAATAATATTGGTGGTTTATTGATGGGATTTTTTGTGGGATTAATAGTTATTTATTGTCATTATAAAATAGGCAGTTGGATTGTATATGCTTCTGTAATATCGTCTTCTTGCGAACTTCCAACAGATACTAGTTTACCTCCTTATGAGGGAAGTGCTGTTAACTCTCTAAAATCAAAACCAGTGCACATTTTTGACGATAAAACAACAATACAGTTTCCGAATTACCCAGATAATTTAAAATATTTTTTTATTGATAGTCTACGAAATACCAAAAAGAATTATGCCGGCACAGAAACATGGACATCACATATGTGTGATTTTTTTGTTACCCTTTATGAATCAATATTTTCATTGAATTATTCAGTTATACAGCTTATTTTTAAATTTATAAATAAATTAGGTATTCCTCAGATAGTTATATTATTATTAGGACCATTCTGTTTGTTATTTTCAATTGTTATTTTATGTATTATTAACTGGATATATTTGTTATTCATTTGGATTACATCATTGCCAATATTTATAAGAAATAACGCCACTCTAATAGAAGAATTAATTGGTTACTGGTCAATATTTGTTCTTTTTATAATTTTGATTATTTGCGCTATTATTGTATTTCCTATAGCAATTCCAATTTTTTTAGTAATGATGTTGGTTTCACTCTCATTTATTTTATATAAAGGCACAATAACTGGCAATATTAAAGGTCGTGTAAACGGTCCTGTAGGTGCTGGTGATATTTTATCTGGATTTATGGAAAATTATCCCAGAACATTAATTTTATTTTTATGTTTGTATGTCATAAGTATATTTTTCCAAAACTTAGGAGCGGTTGCCGGATTTGTTTCTATCGTAATATCAATCCTTATTTTATATTATATGGATAAGCTTATAGAATATTCTAAAAACCCACCGAGTTTAAATATGACACAATTTTTAGGCAAAAAAACTACAAGTGAAACACCTGCTGCAACAACACCAGCACCAGCGAAGGGAGGTGGTAACTTTAATTTATTAAAGGAATTAAAAAAACTACAGAAATAAATGAAAAATTAAATAAAATAAATACAATATAAACATATTTTGATATTGTATTTAAATAATGAAAAAAAACGGCAAATTAGATAAAACACCATTTGTTAGTATTTGTACGCCAACATTTAATAGGCGTCCTTTTATACCAATTATGATAAAATGTTTTGAAAATCAAACATATCCAAAGGATAAAATAGAATGGATTATTGTCGATGATGGCACGGATAAAATTGAAGATTTGGTATCACATATACCACAAGTGAAATATTTTAAATATGATAAAAAATTCTCTCTCGGTAAGAAACGAAATATAACAAATGAAAAGGCGAAGGGTGATATAATTATTTATATGGATGATGACGATTATTATCCACCGGAAAGAATCAGTCACGCAGTAACTACATTACAAAAAAATCCAAAGGCATTATGTGCTGGATCAAGTACAATGTATATATATTTTAAACATATCGACAAAATGTACCAGTTTGGTCCTTATGGCCCGAATCACGCCACTGCGGCAACTTTCGCGTTTAGAAAGGAATTATTAAAGCAAACCAGGTTTGATGAAAATGCTTCTGTTGCTGAAGAGAAGAAATTTCTAAAAAATTATACGATTCCGTTTGTTCAATTAGACCCGATGAAATCAATCTTGGTATTTTCGCACAATCATAATTCATTTGATAAAAAAGTATTATTGAATCAGATGCCAAATCCTTCTATTAAGGATACAACTTTAAAACCTTCAGATTTTGTAAAGGAACCAAGCGTTTTACAGTTTTTTATGGAAGATATAAATAAACTATTGGACGATTATGAGCCTGGTTCGCCTGAAAATAAGCCAGATGTTACAAAGCAAATAGCTCAAATCCAAGAATCAAGAGAGAAACTTATTAAAGATCACGAAAAAAAACAAAATGATTATAACAGTTTAATGAACCAGTTAACCAATGTAAGTCCTCAGATGGCACAAGATAAAATCGATAAATTAACATTTTTTGTTCAAGAGCTATCTATGGAAAATAATCAATTGAAGGAAAAGGTTAACTATTTAGAGGATAAATTAAAAAAAATAATAATGGAGCAAATACAGTTTAAAAGGAATTGTACATTGCAGCAGAATTAAATAACAAAATAGGTATATTTTTAAAAAAGATCTATTAAACATACTTAAAAAGAAGTCACATATTTATAGTATACTAAGTGAAATGAGTAACGAGATTGAAACCGAAACTGATCAATTAAACAATGACGATAACAATGAGTTGACAAAAATAAAAATATCTGACAAGAATTTCTATTTAATTTATAGAACCGCTCCTTTTGAACGCCGTGGTATTATTACTTACAAGAAAAAGCAAATAGGTATTTATACAAGTGGTGATATAGGAGACCGTATTAGAAATGCCGAGACGGGTGAATATTACAATTACACGGTTGGTAGCAAATTTGAGAATCTGTTTTTCTCAGTTAGACTGTCAACCGGTGAATGTGATGGCAAGTATAAGGTTCCTACTTTGTTTTTTACGTCGCCAAGCCATTATGAGTCTTACTTATATAGTACTGTAAGTGATGAGACGAGGGAGGGTTGGGATTACAAGAGAATGATGCTATTGAACGATATGGAGAAGAAAAAACCGGGAAGCAGTGTTTTAGTCAGGTAAAAAACTATCAGGCTAATATATAAAAATAATATTAAAATTGTAATATTATTTTTTAATTTTACAAAAAAAATGTAATACTTATTCTTCAACAATTTCCTCTTCCTCTTCTTCATTTTCAATTTCCTTATCAGTTGTGCCAGCCGCGTTTTCCTTTGTATATTTTTCCAAATATCTATAGATTCTATTAATATCGAGTTTTGTTATTTCATAATTTTCAAACCGTGCAAAAATCTCATTATCGTCATATTTATTTTTTAAATCAATAAAATAACCGAATATATCCTTTTTATCCATATTAAGCTTTTGACATAATTTTTGGATAAATAAAGAATTGTTATATTCAGTTGAGTACTTTGTTAGTACTTTTGTAAATCTAACCTCCGTAGGATTATAATTTTGTTTTTTTTGAAAATTTTCGTGATATAACTTGTTATTTTTAAAAGTTTTGATTAGTGAACTCATTTCATTAAACTGCCATATTTGCTTTTGAAATGTGGTTCTGTCAATGTAATCCGCAAAACAAATATTATCCAATTGATTGATATAGAAAGGCACCGATGTTTTTTTATCATATTTGTCAATAACATCAATAATATTCTCGTGCCATAATAAACCAACACTTGTTCTATCGGTTTCGTTCATTATGGTCACATGTTCATTTATATTATAGTAATTATTAACAAGCTTATTAGTTATTTTTTTAGTATCATCATTATAAGACTTGACTTGAAATATATTTTCAATTATTTCACCCTTAAAAAAATCAGGATCATTTTTATAAATACCGTAAATACTTTTAAGTTTTCTCAAATCACCTTGAATAAAATGAATTATTTTATCTTTAATATTTGTATCAATATTTGCAAATAAAGAATTGATAAGTTCATTAATCTGTGGACTCGTAGGAGTTTTCAATTCAACAGTATTACAAACCTTCATAAGCTCTTTGATCTTTTTATCCACGCGATAATTGCCAATACAAATAATCGGGTTCATTGTAATTTCCTCTAATTTCTGTTTTTTTGTCTTTTTGGGTCTAATGAGTTTAATCAACGTATTAATTCCACCTTTGTCACCATTATTCATGCCATCAATTTCGTCCATTATAATAGCAATCTTTTTGACCTTTTTATTAAAAAGACTCATTATATTTTTATCAGACATATTATGCTTTGTAATATCTTCAATAACAGACGTATTACGAATGTCACCGGCATCATAATTAATAATATCATAACCCATCTCTTTTAAAATATTGGAAACAAATGTGGTTTTACCAGTGCCTGGTGTACCGTAAACATATATTCCCTTTTTAATCAACATATTGTTTTTATTCGCTTCAAAGGATTTCAATATCTCTTTAATGGTATTGGATTTTTCATCTCTATCCAAAATACTATTAATATTCAATTTTTCCATTTTATATATTTAACGAAATTCTTTTTATGTTGGTTTTTGTATAATCCAAGTTCTTGCAAAAAATCTATAATAAAAATCCTACATTTATTTGATTCATTTTCAATACAATAATTAATAACAAAATAAACATAATTCTTGAATTCATAATTTTTGTATGTATAGTTTTTTATTTCAAACCATTTTAAATAGTTCTCTCTTACTATCATTTCAAAAACAAAATTATTATCTCTTCTAATTGTGTCACGTATATACATCTCATATGTTTTAATCGTGGGTTTTATAAGATGATGATACAAATTATAATTTGTTTTATTTGTGAAAGTGAATTCCTTTTTAGCTACATATTCTTCAATTATACCAACAATATCTGTTGGTAATTTATTTACTAAATTAATTATATTATCCATTATATAATTAATATATTTATTTTATGTGGAACAATCGGGAGGGCTTACACCATATGTAATACCATCCCAGCTAACATTGCAAGTATTTGTAGCCCAACTGTATTTATTACATACACCTTGAGAACCAGTAAATTGAGAAGTATTAAAGTTCTGAGTATAAAATTTATCACCTTGTGCTGGAGTAGTACAACTTCCTAAACCTTTTACATTAACACAAACGGCATTATTGCCAGAACCATCTATCATCCAATAATCAGGACATTCAGGTGTCATAGGAGGCCATAAAACATTATTCTTAGCTTTTGAAAGAGCTACACCAATTACGACCAATGTAATAATTAAAATAATTATTGCAGCATATAAAACAATTTTTTGAAATCCTTCCATTTGTATATAAAATAAATATATATTTTTTTCTATAAGTCTAATATAAATGAATAAAGTTACTAATGGACGCATAGATATTAAATCGCCTAATACTTCTACTTTATTTGAAATGTATGATAAAATACCAGCAAATCAGTGTGTAACATTTAGGAACCCAACCGAAGGGTTGTGGACTGATACTTATTTGTCTAAAGCATTTTTCTCTCAACAAAACATTCAAATCTTACAAAATGGAATACGCGCAGGTGTTTATCAGAAATCAAATGGACAATATACAATTGCTCCTCAAGATTGTGATTCTTTAAAAATTGTTATGCGAAGTGTTTATTTACAAAACGCAGCAAATCAACCAAATAATATTACTCAACAAGTTGCTGAATTAAACAAAATTGTCTTAAACTATTGCATTCAACAAGTTTATAGTGAGGCACAGGGTTATTTGAAATATATAGATGACGCCAGTACATTAGTCGTGCCAATTGCTCATCCTGTTATGGCAGATAACAGTGATCGTGAGCTCGAATTCAAAACTTGGTTCTAAGCTACCTTTAAAAAAGGTAGCACCAAAATTCCCTTAAAGCGAAGCGACTATCGTTAAGAAAAGGTTGTTACCAAATATCTAAATTAACTTTATATTTGATTTGTCAAAATGGTCAATACCAAATATCAGTGTTTGTCTCTCTTTATCTCCTTCAAAATCTATGTTATTATTATTTTTTGTATAATAATATACAGCAATCGATTCTCTACAAATGTTATCAGGAATATTTAGCGGCTCTGGATGGCCGTGTAAACTGGTCTTAGTCGTATTAAAAATAACACATCTATTTAATAATGGCGCTATTTTGTAATTTACTTGTTGTTTATGTATATCACATAATAATAGATGACCGTTGTATTCTTCTCTCCAATCCGGATTTAAGTATAGCAATAAATTAATTCTCCTATCAAGACGTCCGTGCTTATCTGAATCATAACTGTTAAAATCTGTATGTACTTTTAAAAAGCCGTCTTTTAAAATGCGATGTACTCCTGCTCCTTTTAATTTTAAATCGTTTCTTATAATACCTGTTATTCCTGTTAATTTTTCTAAATAATCTATAAATTCATCACTTGTTAAGTATTTAAATACATTATCTAAATTTTCACCAAGGTTATTTTGAAACGCATATTTATTTAACTCCCACCACGATTCATAAAATTTATAATCGGCTTTTAATATGTCAAGTTTTCTAACATCTTCGAGACTTTTTTTTATTTGTTCTTCGCAGAAAAAATTGTCTATTACCGCAAAATTAAATGGATAACTATGCTTGTAACCATTTGACATCGATTCTTTGGTCGTATCAGTAATCATAATAGTTATTTTGAATAATATATTTAAGTATTTGTTAAATAATTTATTTATTAATTTATTTATTAATTTATTTATAAAAATCGTTAAACTATAATAAAAATTTATAATTCTTATTATAATGGATAAAATAGTGTTAATATGTGCCACCGGACGTTCCGGATCAACTACAATGCAGCGAATCATAAATAGTGTGCCAAATAGCAATGTTTGTGGTGAGAATTTTGGCGCAATTAATAGCCTTTTAGAGTTTTATAAAAGGATTAAAACTACTACATTTGATTATGTTCCAGGACACCTTCGTCCAGCAAGTTATGAAGATATTGTTTCTAAAGATGTCAAACCGTCTTGGTATAATTCATATAATTTTCAACAAACAGTTAGTATGATTAAAATATTAATTGCTTCACTTTTTAAGAATAAAGAGACGACTAATATGTGGGGTTTTAAAGAAATTCGTTATGATAATGGTGACATAAAATATCTAAGAGAGTTCAAGGAATTGTTTCCACAAACAAAAGTTATAATACAAATTAGAGCAAATATTGCGGCTCAATCGCAAAGCAGTTGGTTAAAAAAAGATAAAAATGCTCTTCAATATTTAAACGCTCTAAATAATGAGTTTTACAATTTTTACAATCAGAACAAAGAATGGTGTTATTTTATAACATTTGAAAAGATGTTTGATATGGAAAATATAAAAAAAATTTTTGAATTTATTGATTGCTCACAACATTATGACCAGAGCAAAATTAAACAAATATTAGACAACAATATTAAAGATTAGATTTTATCAATTTATTCCTCTAAAACAACAAGGTTCTTTGCTGATTTTTTAACAACAGCTCCTTTACTGGTAACCTTCTTTTTCTTTAATTTAGTTTCTTCTCCATCCATAAGTCTTTGTCTAACTTCCTTATACTCCAAATACTGCTCTAACAAATTATCCAATTCTAAATTCCACATCTTATTTATAGTTGTGCCTTTAATTATAGCTAATTCTTGTTCTTTGTTACCCTTCTCGGTAAGGAGCTTTTCAACATTTTCTTCAGTAACCGAGTCCATCGGCATCTTGGTCAAATATTTATAATCACTATCATCATCAATAATATCATAACCCTTACTTTCTAACATTTCCAACACTTGTTCCTTCTTCTTTTTTCTCAAATCAATTGTGCCCTCCAAGTTCTCCTTGATATACTTGGCTTTATTTGATAATAATACAAGTTCTTTTTCAATTGAGGCAATCAAATAATTTTTTCTGGTTTGATATAATTTTAATCTTACATCATAGTAGGCGTCAATTATATCAGATATTTTCTCATACTTTTGTAACTTATCGTCCGCGTCAAATAGATGCATATTTGTAGTAGTATTTGTCGTATAAAGTTTCAATAATTTTTCGAGTCCGTTACAAGAATAATCGCCCTTAGATTGTTCTAATTCTTCCAACTTACCTTTTGCGAATGTAATCGTAAAATCAACATTGGTATCTTTACTCATGTCATCATAATCCTTAACTACAGCTGTTATCTTTTTACCTTCTTTATCTTGACCAGGTTCAATCAGTTTCTCGAGCAATTCTTTGAAATCTTCTGTCCAAAAACCGACAGGTAACTCTGTCACCCGGATTGTGTCATTGCCGGTCTTTTCATATAAACCCTTTATCAAATATTTCTCATCACTAATCTTTGTTATTTGTCCTTTAAACCCATCATAATACGGAATAAACTCCACGCTGTTTTCTTGTAAAGATAGCTTGTTTTTGATATACTGAATAATTTGAATAGGATTGTAACACATAATATCTGTACTGAATCCAGTTCCAATTCCCTTTGAACCATTGACAAGAATCATTGGAATAATTGGTGCGTAATAAACAGGCTCGACAAGTAGTCCATCATCATTCAAATATGTCAAAATATTATCGTCGTTTGCCGGAAATAAAGTTCTTGTCATTTTGTTAAGTTGAGTGAATATATATCTTTCAGATGCGCTATCTTTACCGCCTTGTAAACGAGTACCGAATTGACCATTTGGCATAAACAAATTAATATTATTTGAACCGACAAAGTTTTGAGCCATTCCGACAATTGCTGCGTTTAAACTTGCCTCACCGTGATGATATCCAGAATGCTCAGAAACATAACCGGAAAACTGTGCGACTTTAATTTCAGTTGTTAAATTTTTCTTAAAGGCGGAAAACAATATTTTACGCAATGATATTTTGAGACCATCCATCAAGTTGGGAATACTACGATCACAATCATATTTGGAGAAGTGAATTAGTTCTTTGTGAATAAACTCATCATATGTTATCATTTGTTTTGACGTATCTATAAAACTACTTCGATCATATAATTTTAACCAATCCTTTCTATCATCTGCGCGTTTCTTATTGAAAACCATATCAATTGTGTCGTCACTCTTTTCAGTATTTGTAAAACCTACAATCTTTTTATTTTCAAAATATTCGCGGAATTCCTTACCAGTACTGGTTCCTAAACCTTTATAATATTTAATCTTCCAGCCCTTGGTATCATTTTCATCTTTCCATTCTTCATATTCGCCTTCATTATAGAAATTCATTTCGACAGCTCCCTTTTTGGCTTTTAGAATAGGAGTATTCATAAATCCAATAAATCCGGGTATTTCGACTAATGACGGCCACTCAGATTGGAACAAATTGATACCTAATCCTTTAATGTGACTACCATCAAGATCTTGATCTGTCATAAATAATACTTTTCCATAACGCAAGTGTTTATATACATCTTCAATTGATTCATATTTTTTACCAGTTTCTAAACCTAATATCTTTTTAATTTCGGATATCTCATTATTTTCAGAAATTTTCTTCACTGTTTCACCTCTCACATTTAAAAGCTTGCCTTTTAGAGGATACACGCCAATTGAATTACGGTCTTCAGATGATAATCCAGAAATGATACCGGCTTTTGCTGAATCACCTTCGCAAAATATCACAACACAATCCTTGGACTTTTCAGTTCCAGCCCAATTAGCATCAGTCAATTTCGGAATACCACGAACAGATTTAGACTTAACACCGTCAGTCTTTTTGGCGGCCTTGTTTTCCTTGACTTCTGTCAATTGTAACGCAGCATCCATCACCCCCATTTTAGCAACCTTTTCAATAAACTTATCACTGACTTCACATTTTGATCCGAATTTAGAAGAAGGTGTATTCATAAAATCTTTAGTTTGACTGTCGAAGGCTGGATTTTCAATGTCACATCTAATAAACAAAATCAATTGTTCTTTGATAGAATTCTGATTGACTTTGACCTTCTTCTTCTTTTCAATAAAGTCACATAATTTTCGTGTGATTTGGCCTAAAATATATTCAACGTGTTTGCCGCCTTTTGCCGTATGAATGCCATTGACAAACGACACTTGTGTAAATTCATTATTCGGTGTTAAAGCAACTGCGTATTCCCATCTGCTTTCGGAGGAATCCTCATATACGCGAGGTACTTCACTTTTATCTCCAATATACAAATCAATATATTGTTGGAAGTTTTTAATAGGAACAGGATTAGAATTATATTTGACCTTTATAGTTTTATCCGTTACGGCAGCAATATCATAAACACGTTTTCTCAAAAGTGAGATAATATCTGGTGTAAGACCACTAAGTCCAAGACGATTGTAATCTGGTTTAAATGTAATCTTGGTATAAGGCTTAGTTTTACATTTAGTAATAGAAGGCTTACAAATTTCATCCAAATTGTTTTTGAATTCTTGTCTATATTTAAGACCGCGAATATGGTCGACAGTTTCGACAGAACCATATGTTGACCAAATTAAGACAAGTTTGAATCCAAAACCGTTCTTACCACCAACAATTTTTTTTTCGGTTTTATCATAATTTGTAGACGTTCTGAGATGTCCAAAAATCAATTCAGGAATCCATATTTTGTGTTCAGGATGCTCGGCAACATCAATTCCATTGCCGTCATTTAACATAATAATTGTACCATCTTCTTCAATTGTGATTTCAATATTGGTTACTGGTAAAGCGTTATGTTGTCCGTTAGCAATTGCTTGTGTCATTCTTACCGAGTGGTCGCGAGCATTAACAATACCCTCGTCGAAAAGTTTAAATAAACCGGGAACATATTCAATATTTCTTTCAAATATTCTGGTATTGTCATCATTTAAAATCCATTGTTGAGAATCTATTTTTTCAACAGAGCCTATATACGTATCTGGATTATCCAAGATATGCTGCTTATCGGTCTTCTGTTGATATTTATTAGCGAGATTTGCGTCTTGAGCGTTCATTGTCTTATAATTATATTACTTCACAATAACCTTTTAAATAATTTCAATTTTATTTAAAACAAAAAATGTTATGTTTTATTTTAAATAAAATTGAATCAAATCTTTTATTTTTATTAAAATATAAAATAAAAATGATGACAGATAATGAATCAGACTATAATTATTGTTTAACCAGTATATCAATGCCATATTTGGTGAAATGGGGATTTACTGGAGACCATCCTATAACGCGAGCGGCAGATTTGTTTACTACTGGGGTTCCAACACCATTTAAGATTGAGTTCGTAGTGGAATTACCAAAAGGTTTTGGTCGTGATTTTGAAAAAAAAATTCACGAACATCTATCACATTGTCGTGTTAATCAAAGTAGAGAATTTTTCAAAATATCAGCAGAAGAAGTTAAAAATATAGTTGAAAATGAGTATGGTTATAAAACATTAGATATATCAGATTTACCTCCACCTGTTAGTAAATCACAAAAAAATATAAAAAAAAATATTAGATTACAAGAAGATGTCAATGAAAAATATGAAGCAACCAAAGAATATGCTAATGAATTTTTAAGTAAATTAGAAAATCTTGGGACTGAATTAAGAAGTAAAGAGAAAGGAAATAATGTAGTAGAAGTAACTATTTATAAATACGACGACATAAAAAATTATACGTTTAACTGTTTAGATTCTGGGTCGGATACATCAAAAGATTGTGGTTATATTATTACTCGTTGTAAAAAAATCAAAAGTGATCTTAATGATTATGAAAAATGTATGAAATTATTAGAAGACAATTTTCAAAAAATTTCTCAACAAGAAACATTTTATGATGATACTAAAGATTTGTTAGAACGTATGGATAAAACTCAAGAAGATGTAAAGAGTTTATTAACAAAATATAAATGGTCATTTTAGATATATAAAAAATGTTATAAAAATAATATTATTTTGAAATAATATAAAATGTCAACTACAAATTTTAGACCTGGTAATAATTCAAATTCTTTAAAAAGGCTACTTTATATAGCGCGATTAAATGCTCTTAATAAAAATACAAATAATATTAATTGTTTGTGTATTCCTGACAACTATGATAAAAATATTCCTGGTTCTGATTCGGGTTCATATAAAGTACCGCATAAAATATGGTATTCTCACGTAATACGTACAAGTTTAGGAGGTTCAACGCAATATGGAAATAATTATTTAGGAGAACCGTTAAATTTGAATTATCTAGGAAATCCACAAGGGACGCCTGGTGGGAGCGGAATGCCACCTAAAAACAGATTTTAAACAGTGCGTTTCACAATAATATCCAACCAATAATTTTATTTTTTTCTCACTTAAATTTATAATGACAAAATTTTCTAGAACGTCGACAGGTAAATATTCCGTCAGTGGTAAAACATTTGATGTTTTGATTGGAACCCGCGCCCAAGTTTGGCACGGCACTGCTTACAAGACAACTGGTGGTCTTTGCAAACACCATTTGATGAAGAACAAGGCGGGTCGTATTGTTTCCAAGGCAAAGCATATGACTGCCAAGAAGGATAAGCGTTTGGTTAAGGCCGGGTTTTTGACAAAGAAGGGACACTTTGGCTTCATTAAGAATGGCAAGTCAATGAAGAAGGGTCGCAAGGGTAGTCGCAAAATGAGAGGTGGTATGGCTTTAGGAGGCAATCTTTCTCCTTCTGAGATTAGTGGTATTACAGGAACCAGTGGTGTTGATCTTCAATTTGTTGCTGGTAACGCATAAAAAATTATAATGATAATACGTAACATTATAATTTGTTTTTTATTAATTAATTTTTAAATTAATTTTGAACCCAGCTCGTTTCAATAAATCTCTCATAAACAATATATTCTGATAATTTAAAATATAAATATTTTTCGAAATAACGCTTACTTACAATAGACTTATGTGAATTCATATTACAATACTTATAATAATGATTATACGCGTCATCAAATGAAATCAATGATAGCACCTGACTATTGTTTTTAATTTGTGTTTTAATATAATTAAACGATTGTTCAATCTCGTTATTTTTATCCCATAATAAGCAGGTAATATTGAGTACATATTTGTCTTCAATAATTTCAATATTTGGAAAGAAATGCTTTAAAATCTTCAAGACATTCTCATCTGAAATGTTGCCATTGCTTGAAACAATATCAGATTTTGATTTAGTCCAAGCTTTAAAGAGAGAACATATTTCGTCTATTTCCAATTCATGGTTAAAAGAATTATTATATTCATTTGATATAAATTGTATTGAAGAATCCCAAAATTTAATAAAATCGCTTTGAATTGGTAAATATTTGCTTGTTATTCCAATAAATGAATCATTTGTTTCATTGTAATTATATGATTCCTTCAATAGATTCTTTAAAGAGTTGGAGTAAATTATGTTTGGTAAATTAGAATTAGAGAGAAATTGTTTCCAAAGAAAATGTAGATTTTTCCATTCAATCTGAATATTATTCGCGCCACTAATTATATATTTATTACAAAATTCCGACACAATAACGCTGGGATTTGAATTTTTCAAATAATATGCGTAGTTTTTAATTTCTTCTTCTGATTTGCTTTCAATAAATTTATCCGAATTTTCATACCGTTTTGAATAATGAACTGCCACACAAAGTAAATCTAAACCTATTTTTTTCAATATTTCTCTCCAAACACTATTTGAGAAACTCTCATTCATCTTTATTAGACGACAATTTTCATAAGAATGATTCTCGTGATACTTCGTCATAAAATTGTGCGTGGCATTGCTGACTCCAATCGATCCGAATGCTATATTATCAAGTTCCATAAGTATTTTTTTCATTTGAGGACTAACTAAAAATATCAGGTTTTGATTCTTTTTCAAAATATTATCACCAATAATCGTCAGAAAATATTTAGCGTAGTTTTTGCTTGTAAAAATAGAAGGATATAAATGGTTAAGGATATCTTGAATAGTGTCAGTTTCAGGAATACATGTAAACAAAGAACGGTCTTTAATTTGCTTGATAATATTTGACTTGGTCTTATGTTTCCATTGCATAAGAACCCTATCCTTGGAAATACTGGATAACAACTTGTGAATAATATCGTCTTCCTTAACAATTAAAAAATTTGTGCCATTGTATTCGTAAAAGAAATTATTACTTGGTAAGTAGAAATATTGATTTTTGCTGAGAAAAACCTGGATAAAAATTTGCTGCTCGTTTGACAAATAATTATTGCGGATTAAACGGTCTTCGTAAATTTTACATTCATTTGATAATGAGTTGGGCAAATAGTTGACAATATGAGTATTTATTCGTTGTAACATATATTCATTATTTTTGTATTTTTCAAATAACTCGGTTATTGTATTGAAACATTTTGTCTGCATCTCTTCGATATTGGGTGTAGTAGTAATTGTTATATATTCTGACATTTTAAATCTTATATATTAATATGTCTTTAAATAAGTTTTTAAATCATAATAGCCATAATACAATATCATATATCAAATTTACTTAAATGTTAAACTATATTTAATATAATACAATACAAATGTCATCACGATTTCTTAGGATAACACATTGTTTAATAAATGTCAATCAAATTCGCAGAATAGATATAAACCCAGGCGTATATAAAATTCATCTTATACCAACTGAATTGAGTGGATTTACGCTTGTAGGTAGTGGTACCTTCCAAAGTTCCGCAGAAACTTATACAGTTATTGAAAAAGACAATATAATAGATTATAAATTAATAGATGACTGGATAAAGAATAATGAAAATAATGGAAATAATGGAAATAATGGAAATAATGGAAATAATGAAAATAATGAAAAAGATTAAATATAATAATTAATTGATATTATAAAAATATTAATAAAAATAATAATGAAAATAATAAATAATATATAAAAAAGGATTATAATAATTAATTGATATTATAAAAATATTAAATATATTTTGATAATGTATATAAAAGTAAAATGGCTGAAAACAACACAAATGATAATGTTAAATTGTTTATTTTAGATCCGCTTTCCGTCATAATTAAATTGGCAATTATTAGTAACAAACCATATGGGACAAAAATATTGATACAAAATAATGTTATATTTTTCCAAGAACCAGGAGTATTTCAAGCATTTTGTCGATATGTCCTAAATACAAACAAGTCCGATTTACAATATATGTATAATCCAATTCACGCGGCGTGCCAGTATTTTTTAAAAAAGGAGTTCATTGAATCAACGCCGAGAATCAAAACATTGTTCAAATGTGCCCAAACAGGTATTGAGAGATTGAAAGAGACATATAAAGAATATTCAATGATTTGTTTATGCCTAAACTATTATCACATAATCATTAATAATTTTGTAGAACAAATTTACAATGAGAATATTTTTTGTAAAGATAATATGACAATCTTATATAATAATGAAGTAGTCGACAAATTGAATAATCAATGGTCAAAAGAAAAAATAAAGATTATATTGGATTTAATCAGTTTTTTAACTAATGATAAAATGGCGATAAATAACGTGAAATCACTTGAAAATATTATGAATAATATTGACATCGAAACACGCGAATTAATTAGTAATATGTAGGTTTTATTTAATAAAATTAACAAATCAATAAATAAAATAATTTAAATCCATAAGTATTTAAAGATTTAAATTAAAAACAATGTATAATGACCACTTTTACTGATAAATCCAAAAATCAAACGCAATGTGTAACCGACGGGAATGTTTTAACAATTAAAACTGTACAAATTGCGCCGTTTAGAACATTGATGACCGCTCTAAAGGATATTTTATTAGAAACCAATATTACTTTTGAACCTGATGGTATCCGAATTATTAATATGGATAAATCTCATACTATTTTGGCCCATCTTTATTTAGCAGCGCAAAATTTCGAGTTCTACGAGTGTAAAAAAGAGAAAATCATTATTGGTGTTAATATGTTTCACTTGTTTAAATTGATTAACTCGATTGATAATGATGATACTTTGACTATTTATATTGAAAATGGCGATTATGTCGATGGTATTGTTTCGCATTTGGCTCTTAAATTTGAAAATGGCGAAATTAAACAATGTAAGACACAGAAATTGCGTCTAATTGAGCCCGACCAAGAAGAACTCGAGTATCCCGATGTTAAATTCTCTTCGATTATCACTTTGCCTTCGGCAGATTTCCAGAAAATTATTCGCGATTTGTCTTGTATTTCTGATAAGTTGGAAATCAAATCTGTCGGTAATGAGCTGATATTTAAATGCTCAGGACAATTTGCTTCTGCGGAAATTCATCGAGCCGAATCTGACGGAAGTATGGGCTTTGTTTTGAAGCAAGATTCTTCTAAAATTATTCAGGGCGAATTCTCTCTAAAGAATCTTGGTTACTTCATTAAATGTACTAATTTGTGTTCCCAAATTGAAGTCTACTTGGAAAATGATTTGCCGCTGGTTGTTAAGTATAATGTTGCCAGTCTTGGGGAGATAAAACTCTGCCTCGCAAATTTACCTTCTTAAAACTGTTACAATTTATCGTAACAAAATATTATTATTAAGGTAATATGTGTTTTTTTTCATATAATAATATCAATAAATAAAATAATAAAATAAAATTATCTTATTATTTTAGAATAAATGTCATTAAACTATAGTCAATATTTAGGAGCAAAAAGATGTTGTGATTTAAAAACACAAGGTTCTCAAGGACCTCAAGGTTTTCAAGGAACAGGTTCCCAAGGAGCAACAGGAGCACAAGGATCTCAAGGATTTCAAGGAGCTACAGGTGCTACAGGAGCACAAGGTTCTCAAGGGTTTCAAGGAGCTACAGGTGCACAAGGATCTCAAGGATTTCAAGGAGACACAGGTGCTACAGGAGCACAAGGATCTCAAGGAGCTACAGGTGAGACAGGAGCACAAGGATCTCAAGGATTTCAAGGAGCTACAGGAGCACAAGGATCTCAAGGATTTCAAGGAGACACAGGTGCTACAGGAGCACAAGGATCTCAAGGATTTCAAGGAGCTACAGGAGCACAAGGATCTCAAGGATTTCAAGGAGACACAGGTGCTACAGGAGCACAAGGATCTCAAGGATTTCAAGGAGCTACAGGAGCACAAGGATCTCAAGGATTTCAAGGAGACACAGGTGCTACAGGAGCACAAGGATCTCAAGGATTTCAAGGAGCTACAGGAGCAC